ATATTTTCTTGTTTTTTAATCCTTATTTCTTGGTTTTTAATATGGGTTATAAAATCGTCAAAGCCTTCAATTAATGTCATTGTATAATATATATATTATTTTTTATTTTTTAAAATGTAATAATATATTCTCCATAATTTAATTTTAAATTATTCATATATAATATATGGATATAATTTATATTTTAACATTACCAATAATTATATATATTTTATTAATTATATTATATGTTATTATTGAAAAAGAATATTTAAAAAGAAATCCACCAAAGTTAAAAATGCAATGTTTAGCATTTGACCAATTAGATCAAAAAGTAAAATAAATACCATCTTCAAATTCATCCAATAAATCATGTAAATGTAATAATATATTCTCCATGATTTAATTTGAATTTTTTTTTATCTTTGGTTTTAACATATTTTCTAGGTTCACGTCCAATCTTCTCTCTATAATATTTCTTTTGTAATTCTAATCTATAAGGTAGATAGTAAGTAGAATTAATATTATCTTTATTTTTTTTATAATATAATTTATAATATTTATTATTATATTGTTTCATGTATTCCTTTTGATATTCAGGATCATTAGTTGGCATTATATATATATATGATTATTAAATGTTTTTTAATAATCTTCTATCATTAAATCTAATATATTGTGAAGTTCTAAAAGCATCATATGACTAAATCCAATCATTTCAAAATCCTCTTCTGTTTCAACAATATCTTCAAAATCAAAATTACACCAGAGACCTTCTACTATATCATTTATTTCTTCAATAACATCATTATATAATTGTCTTCTAATATGACGTTGTTGTAATTCTAATAATGTATCTTTAAAACATTCTTTGTAAATTTCTATTAATATATCTTCAGGTAAAATATTTAATCTACTCATATATTATTTACTTAGGAAATTTTACATTATATTTCTTTGTAATTGATGCATCAACTTTTCTAGCATTACCTCCAAGAAGATAAGAATATAACCTAGCATATTTCCAACTATTAGGAGATTGTCCAGGTCTTGAACCACTACTGAAATATGCCCCCTCACCTTTTTTAAGAACTTCTTTAATTGCTTTCTCAGGAACTCCAGTAACTTTACTAATATTCTTAGGTGTTCTTTTTCCTAATTTATCAACTTCTTTTCCAAATTTTTCATTAAACATTTTAGTCCATTTTGATTGTTTTGATTTAAAAGATGTTTGTGGTCTAAATGTTCCTTCAAATATTGATCTAATTTGTTTAGTTCTATCATATCCTTTTAATCCTTCAACATATGTTTTAGGAACCATTCGTGATTCTCCTTTATAAGTTATCTTAACTTTATCTGACATTATAAACTTTTTAGATATTTTTTTTAAATTATATTTTTTTTAAAAAGATATTAATTAAATTTTAAATTTATGCGTTATATTTATTTTATTTATTTTCTATGTAATATTATAGAGGATGGAGAAAATTCAAAAGTATAGAGATTATCATAGAAAAATGTATAATGAGAAATATAAACATATACCAAAATATAAAAAATATCAAACTATATCTAATTGGAAAAATAGAGGAGTTGTAGAAGATTATGAATTATTATATAAAATTTATACATTGACAACAAATTGTGAAGAATGTAATATTCTATTTAGTAATAAACAAAGAAATACAACAAAATGTTTAGACCATTGTCATAAAACAGGTAAATTTAGAAATATATTATGTCATAAGTGTAATGTCAAAAAAAAAGATGTTAATATAGCAAAACATATTAATAATAAATCAGGATATAGCAATATATTTTGGTGTAAAACACATGAAAAATGGCTTTATTATAAACGTATTAATAATATAAATATTAGAAGATATAGAAAAACATTATATGAAGTAATAGCAATTAAATTTGCTCATATGATGATTTATAATTTTAAAAAGAAATAATATAAGTGGATTTTGTAAATTTAAATTTTATTTTAGATTCCTTTTTTGAATATTTCTTTTTATTTAATTCTATCATTAAATCTTTTGAAATAATAGGATTAACATTATTTATACAATATGGACTTATATTGTATAATTTACAAGCACGACGAACAGAGGATATATCTCCATATTGACAAATATAGATTATATCATTGTAAGGTTTATATATATTATCATAAATTTTAAATGAATATTTATTTTTTGACCATTCTATTATCTTTTGTGCAATACACATTATCTCTTGTTTTTTTCTTTCATTATATTTTTGTCTAGTAGTTGGTTTTTTTAAATATTCAATTAATTCAGTTGGATTTTTAATATAATCATTAAATTTACAATCTCTTATTTTTGATTCTAGTGATTCTATAATTTCATGTTTAGTCAAATTTTTATCTAAATCAATTTCCAAATTTTTAAAACAATTAATTATATCTTTTTTAGAATGTGATTTATTTACAAAAAACATATAATATATATTATATTTTTTTTATAATATTATTATATAATATGCCGTATAAATCAGGTTCTATGAAAGGTGAATTGACTACACCTGAATTGAGACAACTTATTAAAGCACATAATGTATTAATGAGTATTACTATTCCAAAAGGTGCTAAACGGGATGATATTATTAAATTAATTAATAGTAATGGATATGATATTAATCATAAAGAAAAAAAATTAATTCCTAGAGTTAAGATGAAAAGAAAACCAGTTGTATCTATGAAATCTGTTGAAAAAACAAAACCTAAACCTAAAACAAAAGAGGAACAAGATGAAATGGTTAAAAATCAAAAAGAACGTGTTATTCAATATATAATTAAAAATAAAGATATTTTAGATGATGAGAGAATTAAAAATTTATAATTAATCTTCTTGTTCTTTTTTAACATAAACTGATTGTTGTGTTGCAACACTATTTCCCATCATTTTAGCATCTTTTTCCATATCTTCTTTTACTTTAGAATATTTACTTGATAAATATATTTTTCTTAATAAAGTTGTTGATATTTTTTTTCCTAAATATTTTTCACTATATTTTAATAATGTTTTTGATAATTCAATTCTAGTCAGTGGTTTTCCTGTTGATGTTTTAAATAATACACCCATTCCATTAATCTTTAAATAATATCTTAATATTTTCTTTAATGTTTTATCTTCAATAGGTAAATCTAACTCATCATATTTTTTAGATGTTTTATATTTATTTAATACAAAAAACATTCCATTTTTTTCAATAACTAAATAATTATTATCTTTTTTGGTTTCAGCACTTAATTTATTATATTCTCTTTTAGTGATGGCTTCCATTCCTGCTACATCATTTCTCATAGGCATTCTAGCATATATATTAAATAATACATATGCTTGTAATAATAACTTTTCTTTTTTAGTTATATCTTCTTTAGATTTCTTTTTTATTGGTTTTAGATCCTCCGCCATTTTATTAATCATTTGAAATATATCTTCTGTTGTAGCAAAATTTTTACTTTGTTTATCACTAATAACTCCAGTTTTATTTTCCTCAACATATTTATCATTTAGTTCATCTCTTTTTTCTCCATATTCTTTTATTAATTCATCCATTTTTTCATCTTTATTTATAGCATTTAATAATACAATTATTGCATTAAGAAAATTTCTTTGAGATAAATAATGTAAATCTTTTAATTTATCCATTACATCATTTGGTTTATTTATAAAATCAAAATCTTCTGAATCAAACTTTTTTTTTAATTGATTTAAATTTTTGATATATTGATTGATAGTATTTGGTTTAAGATTTGGTCTAGATTTTTGAATATCTTCTTCAAGATTATTTGTATCAATTTTCATTATTATATAATAATAATAGATTTTTTTTTATTTAATTAAATTTAATTATATAAGTTCCTTCATTAAATTTAACATCTCCTTTTTTCAATCTATCATCATATCTTTTATTATTATAATCTAATATCCTTTTTTTATTTTTTTGATAATAAAGTTTATTATATAATCTTCTATTTTGTCTAGGATTATATATTTGAAATAAATAGTCTTCAATATTTGTCATATAGTTCTTTTTATAAAAAGAACTTACAGAAAAAAAATAATTTTTAAATTTAAAAAGATTTAAGCAAAATAGCAATTTACTCTTCCATCCTTAATGGTCATTACTTTAAGAATTTCTAAATAAACACGTAGAGTATAAGTGTCAGCAGAGAGTCCAGCATTTTTATAAATTAAATCCATACCTTTATTATTTACTCTCTGCCCCTTATTTGGTTTAATAGAAATCCATTTAAATAGACCTCCAAGACCTGCTGCACCACTATTTTGAGCATGACCTTCAAATGTAGAAGTAGTAATAGAAGAAACAGCAGGATCACCGCTTGTTTGCCATTGGTCTTTTGAAACCATAGGAACCATACCTTCAGAATGTTGAGTTGTGTGGAATAATAATGCTTGATTGTTTCTATCAGTATTGAACTCATATAAATCATTATATAGAAGGTTAATAGCAAGGTTCTCATCAACAGCATTATCTTTAGCAGTAACACCATTGAGAAGAGACACAGGTGTAAAATTTTCATTTCTCTGTAGAGCAAACATTACTTTAGATACTAAACGACCATTTCCACCAACAGGGAATGTGAGGTTAGAGAAAGCAGTCTGAGGACCAGTTCTTTTAGCAAGACGATAATCAACATACTGAAAACTTAATTCCTGATTCTGTTCAGCATATTTT